TCAACTACACCTGACTTCATAGAATTTGAAGAAACAAATACAAAAACAGAAGAATTTGTAGAAGCAGTTAAGGGTAAGAAAAGAGAGTATGATACTCCAGTAGGGGTAGAAGACCTATTCGGATAAGGAGGAAACTATGACACCCGAAAAGAAACAAGCACGACTAGAAGCACTAAGAAAAAAACATAGAACACTTGACAATCGTATCGTTTCAGAGTATAAGTTACATATGGATGTGACGCAACTCAAATCAGAGAAGCTACGAATGAAACAAGAAATTTATGCATTAGAGCGAGAACTTGGGATCGATGGGTAGTTACTATAATTATATGCTAACAGAAACTAGGAAAGCAAATATGAAAGACGATATGGAAAAACAAAAACAAAATGCAAAACGTTGGATTTGGGTTACTTTTCAAAAAGAAGGTATTCACAAATATCCTGCAGCATTGACAGATCCCGCTCTTGCGACAGGTGATGAATATGATGTATCATTTTTAGGATATCCACATCGTCACATGTTTCACTTCCGTGTAGCAATTAAAGTAACACATAATGATAGAGACATTGAATTCATTCAATTCAAGCGTTGGTTAGAAAACTTGTACAAAGATAACGTTATCGAACTTGATTATAAATCATGTGAAATGATGTCTGATGATTTGTTTGATCAAATCGTTGCAAAGTATCCAGGACGTGATATTAAAATAGAAATCTCTGAAGACGGAGAAAACGGAGCATTAGTAGAATATGACGCTCAGTGAAGAAATTCAAGCGATGGTTAGGGTAGTTCCTGATCATCCGCAACCAGGTATTATGTATCAAGATATGGCTAGTATCTTTAATCATCCGTCGGGATTGACTAAAGTTATTCAAGCATTTCAAGAACAGAATATCATCTACGATAGAATCGTGGGATTAGATGCACGTGGCTTTCCAATGGCTGGTGCATTAAGTGCTATTACAGGCAAACCGTTTGTAATGGCACGTAAGAAAGGTAAACTTCCGGGTGAGACTATCTCAACGGAATACGAATTAGAATACGGCACAGACGAACTACACCTTCAAACTGACTCAGTGTTAGACGATGACCGTGTTCTAATAATCGATGATGTTATTGCAACTGGTGGGACACTACTAGCGGCTACATCATTGATAGAACGAATGAATGGTAACATAGTTGGTATTCATTCTATTATGGACTTAACCTTTTTAGGTGGTTCAGATAAGTTGAGAGCAAAGGGTTACCCAGTGTTCTCAATACTAAGTGAGTAAATGGCAAGAGGAAATTAGATGCTATATCTTATAGATTTGGAGAGTGTTGAATCCCGTTACACTAAGCAATGGAAGACTCACCTCCCCACATTGTTGCAAAGCAACGGTATTGATGTTACTGTGATTGACGGTCCTACCGACATTCCAGAAGCCACTACACCCGGTGCTTTTCTTAACTTCGGCGGAACGAATATCTATAAGAGCGCACAGTTACAGAAAATATCAAAACTTATCTGCGATGGCGAAGTCAAAGATGGGGATTACTTTTTGTATACTGATGCGTGGAATCCCACTGTTATCCAGCTGAAATATATGGCAGAATTGCTTGGGATAAAAATCCGTATCGGCGGACTGTGGCATGCTGGTAGTTATGATCCACAAGATTTTCTCGGACGTTTAATTGGCAATGCTTCATGGGTTCGTAAAGCGGAAATGAGTATGTACGATTGTTATGATGATAACTTTTTTGCTACTAAGTACCATATTGATTTGTTTACAAATACATTCTGGGACGATGACCGTGATATCGACAGGCAACTACTTCACTCTATACGACAAGTGGGTTGGCCTATGGAATACATCGAAGAGGATCTTAGAGAGTATAAGAATATGGCGAAAGAGGACATCATAGTATTCCCACATCGTATTGCTCCTGAGAAACAGCCAGAAGTTTTTGACTATATTGCTGAACAGATGCCTGAGTATCAGTTCATTAAATGTCAAGAACTTAATTTAACAAAGCCAGAATATCACGCTTTGCTCGGAAGAGCGAAATTAGTGTTTAGTGCTAACTTGCAAGAAACTCTAGGCATTTCTGTCTATGAAGGATTGCAAGTTGGTGCTATTCCTATGGTTCCAGATAGACTTTCATATAGTGAAATGTGGACCGATCACTTTAAATATCCAAGTGAATGGACTACATCATTAGAAGCAACAAAGAAAAACATTGAAAATATTAAAGCATATATTCGTATGCAAATGTCAAAGAATAGTGACCTAACTTGGACAATGAATGAAGAACTACGTAAGGTAGAAAGATTCTATTCTGGTGATAAACTAATAACATATCTTAAAGAAAATGCATGATAAATACATATGATAGAGAGTATCCCAGCTTTCTATCATATATTGGGAGAGATAATATGGCTCGTTACAGAGGTATGATTACAAACAACGTAGGCGTTGGCTTGAAAGTTAAAGTTCGTAGATCAATTGATTTACGTGAACTTTCTGATTTCGGTTCTATTACAGATGCAGCAGGCGACTTACCAACTAAAGGTGCAACACACCGTTCAGCTACAGGTGGTTCAACATCAGCAACCCGTGGTTACGCAGACCTATCACTTGTTACAAATGCAGTAATTGTTGACCGTCAAGATATGGGGTCAATCAGCGATACAGCAAGAACAACACTTGGTTACAATGATGAACCTTATCTATACTAACTAACACTAATTTTTATTAATTAGTTGTTGACAAATTAACCCACTTGTAGTATTATAATATTATGAGTGGGTTTACCATATGAGGAATTATGAGTTTATTTGAATTTGCAGAAGAAGAAACAAAGCATTGTTCAGTTTGTAACGAATACAAACCTCTTCATAACTTTAGAAAAGAAGGTTCTTACTATAGATATGAATGTAAAGACTGCGCTAAAGAGTTAGGTCGTATACGTAATAATCTTAAAAAAGATGCCCCTTCTGTCCCAAAAAATCACAAATGTCCTATATGTAATCGATACGAAGAAGAAATAAAATTAAAATTTCCAAATAAGAAAAACGTTTGGTGCTTAGACCATGACCATAAAACAAATTCATTTAGAGGTTGGATATGCAATAAATGTAATTTCGGATTAGGAAATTTTGACGATAGTGAAGAACGATTGTTAAACGCTCTTCATTACTTAGAACAACACAATAAAGGAACATAGTATATGACAAAGACTTCCGCAATATTAAAAGCCAGACTAGAAGAAGCTGGTATACGTCACTGGGCGGGTGACAATATTAGTCAGGTGTTTACACAACCTGGCGACAAAGATGATCTTATCGATGAAGCAACAATTGCTTTTGAAAATGTATTAGATACATTACTAATCGATAGACATAATGATCCAAACTCTAAAGATACAGGACGCAGACTAGCAAAAATGTATATCAATGAGATTATGAGTGGACGTTATGATCCGGCACCTAGCGCAACAGCGTTTCCTAACGACAATGGACATACTTACAAAGGTATGTTAGTAGTTCGTTCTGAACTTAAATCAATGTGTTCGCATCATCATCAACCCGTTGCTGGGATTGCATACATAGGTATCATTCCTGGTGAGAAAGTCATTGGACTTTCAAAGTATACTCGTATTGCACAGTGGTGTGCAAGACGTGGTACACTACAAGAAGAATTGTGTAATGACATTATGCGTGAGATTATAAAGGCAACTGATAGTGAACATGTAGGTGTTTACATTCAAGCAACGCATGGTTGTTGTGAGAACAGAGGCATTATGGCGCATAGTAGCTTAACACAGACTACAGTTCTTAATGGTGGGTTCTTAGATGATCCCAGTGTTAAGAAAGAATTCTTTGACAATATCAAACTACAACAGGAGTTTGCTCCAAGATGATTAGTGCGCCCGTATTTGAAAAAGGTTATCCGTCTTATGAAGCAGTTAATCGTAAGCCGGCTATGAAACTAAGATATAGTGAAGCATTTTATTCAGTACAAGGCGAAGGCAAGTTTGTAGGAGTACCTAGTGTATTCCTACGAACCTTCGGCTGTAATTTACGTTGTCAAAATTTCGGACTAAATAAAGATAGAGAAAAATCAAGGTATAATCCTGAGGTTGAACAACTTATTAAGGACGGGGTGCATGAGACTACAAAACGATTTGAAGACTTACCTATTATACACACAGGATGCGACACATATGCTAGTATCTATCCTGAGTTCAAGCATCTAGTTCACGATTCTACAATCGATGAAGTAGTAGAACATTTGCTTTCTCTTACACCACAAGGTAAATGGACACAAGATAATGGACAAGACATTCATCTTATTCTAACAGGTGGGGAGCCGTTGTTGGCATGGCAACGACTATATGTAGAACTATTCGAACATCCACGCATGAAGGACTTAAAAAATGTTACATTTGAAACAAACACTACACAATTTTTACATGATGATTTCTATGAATATCTCAACAACAACGACGACCTTACAGTCACTTGGAGTTGTTCCCCGAAACTTAGTGTTTCAGGAGAATCTCGGGAAGATGCTATTAAACCTGATGTTGCTAGTGAGTATCAGTGTGTTACTGATAGCGACATGTATCTCAAGTTTGTTGTCGCTACTCAGGATGACTTTGATGAAGTTGAAGAAATTGTTAGTGCTTATCAGGATGCCGGGGTACAATGTCCAGTATATCTTATGCCAATGGGCGGACGCAGTGAAGAATACACCCTCAATGTTAAAGAAGTTGCTGAAGCCTGCTTACAAAGAGGATGGAGATTTACCCCCAGACTCCACATTAGCTTATTTGGAAATGCCTGGGGAACTTGAACAAAACGAACAATTGCGTAAGGCAATGGAAGCGCCCATTGACTATGAAAAATTAAGGAAACAATTATGAGTAAAAGAAACAAAGTAATTACATGGGTAGTCTTTTATCTATGTGTAACAGTAGCAAGTAGTGCAGGTTTTGTATTTCCACTAGGTGATGCAAACCCATGGTATGCTACACTAATTGAGCCAAGTTTTGCTCCTCCTAATTGGTTGTTTGGTCCGGTATGGACAACACTGTATCTGTTGATTGCTACAAGTGCATATCGAATTGCAATGACAACAGAACATAGTTTTAATAAACTACTTCCACTTGCACTTGCATTATGGAGTTTACAACTTGCACTCAACGTTATTTGGACCCCTATCTTTAGCGGCGCACAAAACCTAGAAGTTGCATTCTACTATATTATTGCTCTATGGGCAAGTATCGTAGCATACATTTTAGTGGCGTGGCGTGTAGAGCGTTGGTCAGCAATTCTAATGATCCCATATCTGTGTTGGGTATCATTCGCTAGTGTGTTGAACTACAACTACTGGCAACTTAATATTTAAAAGGAAACGATTATAATGAATCAGAACTATATTTTTACGAGCGAAAGTGTTAGCGATGGACATCCTGATAAGGTTGCAGACCAAATCAGTGATGCACTAGTTGACGCTGGACTTAAAGCAGGCGATGAAACGACTCGTGTTGCTGTTGAAACACTTGTAACTACCAATCATGTAACATTGGCGGGCGAAGTAAAAAACTTTAACGTAAGCAAAGATGAAGTTAAAGAAATCGTGCAAAACAAAGTTAAAGAAATTGGTTATGAACAAGATGGATTTCATTGGGACAAGCTAAACATCTATAATGAACTACATGAACAGAGTGCAGATATTGCACTTGGCACAGATGATTTCGGTGCAGGCGACCAAGGTATTATGTTTGGCTATGCATGTAATGATAACGATGCATATCTACCAGCATCTATATATTATGCACATGAGATACTTAAAGACCTCAAAGAGAAACGAAAAACTGCTTATAAATTTCTATTACCAGATGCAAAATCACAAGTAAGTTTACAGTATGAAGGTGGTAAAGTAAAACGTGCTGACCAGATTGTTGTAAGCACACAGCATACCGAGGGCTCTGAAGACCTTCTTAAAAGTGCAGTTGGCGAAGCAGTTAATAATGTAATGGGAGATTTGATTGATGAAAATACTACATGGCATATTAATCCTACTGGCAACTTTGTTATCGGTGGGCCTGATGGTGATGCTGGCGTTACTGGACGTAAGATTATCGTTGATACTTATGGCGGTTTTGCCCCCCATGGTGGCGGCGCTTTTAGTGGCAAAGATCCCACCAAAGTAGATAGGTCAGCGGCTTATATGGCACGTTGGTTAGCAAAGAATGTAGTAGCAGATGATATGGCAGATTGGTGTAACATTCAATTGTCATATGCAATTGGTGTTAAGCAACCAACAAGTGTCTATGTAGAATCAAATGGGTATAGCAAGAGTATCGAAAAGTTCATTCGTGAGAATATCGATTTGAGTCCAAAAGGAATCATTGATCGTTTCGATATGTTTAATTTTTATAACTACAGTGAAAACTGTGTATACGGACATTTTGGTAATAAAGATGTTCCGTGGGAACAGATCGGATGGAAGTAGAACATGACAAATGAAGAACGAATAGAAATTACCCTAGACGAATTTATTAGTGAGTGGTATAACAAAGAAGATTATATTCTTGCAGATATCCGAGAGGATGATGAAAAGGATGAAAAGATTAAACTTGCATTTGAAATATCAATGTACGATATTCCAAACTCAATTTCAATGGCGCCAACGTACATTAATTGTATTTTGTGCAGTGATGATGTTGCAAAAGGTGAACAAGTTGCTAAGTTTATGAAGAATAGTGATTTTGATAATTTCTTTTACTTGGATGCCACTATTAATGAGTTACTAGTAGCAATTCCAGAACTAAAGGTGTAACTATGCGAAACATATTAAAATCATGGATTAAGATTAAAACTCCAGAAGAACGAGAACGAGAAGATGCAGAAAGTATCACAGATGATAAGAAACGTGTATTAGCTATTGCAAAAATCGACAGGAAATATAATAAAATTTCACAACAAGAATTCGAAAAGCGAGTAGCTACAGAAAATGACGAACCGTATGTACGAGTTGTAAATTTAGAAATGGATTCAAAGTCTCCCGGTTCTGGTTATTTTGAACTAGACTTCAACGAACACTTTGTAGAATATCTTGCTAACAGTGGGTATGATGGTGTAGAGCCAGATGAAATCGTAGATAATTGGTTCAATGATTTATGTAAAAATATTGTTTTAGGTGAATTAGAAGATGATATTGGAGATCCTCGTAGCTTTGATGTTACTAGTAAAGAAGGTCTCATTATCAAACGACTAAAAACTGATGATGATACCGCAGAATATTCTTGACAATCATACATTAACAGTGTAAGATAGAATCAAATTACAATAGAGGTTACTATGGCTACATTCATTCTTGTTGACAGTTTCAACATGTATCACCGAGCAAAACACGTTGCAATGCGTGGCGCAGATATCGATATGAAAATCGGTATGGCGTTTCATATTATGATGAACAGCGTAAAAATGTGTTATCAGAAATTCAATGCAGATCATGCAGTATTTTGTCTTGAAGGTCGTTCTTGGCGTAAAGACTTTTACAAACCATATAAGGCACAACGTAAAGTAGCACAAGAAGCTAAGTCTATACGTGACCAAGAAGAAGATTCAATCATGTTTAGTGCATATGATGACCTTGTAACATTCTTGCGTGAAAAGACTAACGTAACAATGTTACGTCACCAAGAAGCTGAAGCAGACGATATGATTGCTTTATTCATTGCTTCACACCCTGATGACCATCACATCATTGTGAGTAGTGATAGTGACTATCAACAACTTATCTGTGATAATGTCACTATCTATGATGGCGTTCAGAATCGTATCATTACTAAAGATGGATTCTTCAAAGATGATAAGAATATGACTCCTATCAAGGATAAGAAGACTAAAGAGGTACTAGGAGCACCTGACCCTGATTGGTTGTTGTTTGAGAAATGTATTCGTGGTGACACATCAGATAATATCTTTTCAGCATATCCAGGTTGTCGTAAGAAAGGTACTAAGAATAAAGTCGGTATGATTGAAGCATTTAACGACAGAGATACAGGCGGATTCAGCTGGAACAACTTTATGCTACAGCGTTGGACAGATCATAACGGTGAAGAGCATGTAGTGCGTGATATGTATGAGCGTAATAAAACACTTATTGACTTGACTGAACAACCGTCAGATTTGAAAGTAAAGTTCATTGAGACTATTGCAGAAGAGAGCGCCCCAAAGAATATTAAGGGAGTTGGACTTAATTTTCTCAAATGGTGCGGCGTATGGGATCTACAGAACCTAGCTAAAGCACCAGATGAAATGGCAGCTATTCTTAATAAAGCATACCCACATGCGTAAATATATATTTGATGTTGATGGAACATTAACCCCAAGTAGAGGAGCTATAAATCCCTCGTTCTTGCGTTTTATGTTAAAGTTTTGCAAAACAAATGAAGTATATATTGCAACAGGCAGCGATGCACCAAAGACTATTGAACAGATAGGAAAGATGCTATTTGAAACAGTAGAACGCTCATATAATTGTTCAGCTAATTCAGTCTGGGAAAAGGGCGTGAACATATATAACAATGACTGGAAATTAGAAGAAAAGCCATGGAAGTTTCTAGAAAGTAAACTGCTATATAGTGGGTTTGCTCCTAAATCGGGATGGCATTTTGATGAACGTCCAGGATTGC